TTACCAAGGGGGCAACTTGAGTCTGCTGTGCAGGTTGAGAAGATTGTGCTGACAGTGATGCCAGCAATTGTTCCATCTGCTGTACGCGGCTATTTAGTTCACGATTCTGCGAGTGCAGACGCGGAACTTCAGCGTTGTACATACCTTGCAATGTGCGCCATTTCTGAGCGTAAGTCTCAGAATTGGGGTCATCTTCTGGATTTGTCCCGCCGGGGGTATGCTCATTCCCCTGCGGTTGAGCAGCGTTATTCGTTGCAGAATTCTCGTCGGCATTGGGTGCTGATCCATTTGTTGCAGTAGTCTCAGTAGACGAAGTGTCGCCATCGGCAGGAGGGGTCGCCTCATTGCCCTTGTTTTCATCGTCATTGAGTTGCTTGTACAACTCCTGAACTGCCTCGGTCTGTTTACGAATTTGCTCTGGTAGTGCCATGATTAAACGCTCCTATCGGTGTGCGTGGATTAGACGGCGAGTCATATCAGTTAGGACTTTGCCGCTAGTTCAGGGGCTTCTTTGGCGAACTTGTATAGTTCACCCAAAACCTGACACCGCCCTTGTAAGAGTGCCGGGTTGTTGATGGCGCTAGGCAGTTGCTCTAACTCGTGATACCGCCATGTTTTAAGCCAGTCCAGAATCTCTGGATACTGACGCATGGCAATGCCAAGAGCCTTTACAACTTTTGGATCGGGCTTAATCATGCAGCCCTCCCGCCAGCACCTGCCACTAGATTCCCTTCTTGCCCACCTTTAGGAGAACCGTCTGGCTGTGTCGGCGTAGGCGCAGGTTGTTGCTGCGTCTGTGCGGCTCTCATAGCCAGAGCATTTTTCTCTTTGGAAGGAACAAGTTCATCCAGAGGCATTTGCAAACCTTTAGCCACTTCGCGAAGAATCGCGGCGCGACCATCCTTGCCAAGGATCTCAATATCGACCGGATTGGCAGTTGCATTAAGGAATTCGATACGGCGTACGTTGACGGTTTCTTTGACCGCAAGGTTAACTGCACCTTTGGCAATAACCTCAGCGTCGCCTTTAATGGACTCGTCCTCGTCATAGCGCATGTTGTAGACGAACTGGCGTTGGACAATGGGTTTAATCACATCTCCGTCGATGTGCATGACTACTTGTCGGATTCCCTTGCCAGCCGCTCCCATGAGCATGGACAAACCAGACGATGTACGTCCAGCACCCTGAACATTCAAGTCTCCATACAGATACGCAGGAACACCTGAGTGGTCATCAGCCAAACGTGAGAACTTCTCGTACACACCCATAAGGGTCTGTGCATTATCTTCAGGCTGCGTAAACCGTACGGCTGGTGCGCTCGACCCAACGGGGTCGTTCATCACCTGCCAAATCTTCCAAGGATACATCTGTGTGATGTCCTCGTTAGGAGGAATACGCTCTAGGTTTACTTCGACTTGCGGGCCACTAGAGATGCCCATATTGTTGACAAGCGCTCGCGCAGCCGCGTTGCATACGTTTTGAAGATCCTCAATGATTTTAGGGATTCCTTTACCCCAGAAAGCACCCGGACACTTAATGAATGAAGTTTTTGCATAAGGCTTCTCTCCTAATGGATCATAGTTAAGAACAGCCTTGACAACGTAATCGCCAACCAACCAGACGTTTGCATCATATTCTTGGGCCGGGTCAGGGACTTCATCCTCTGACATACCCCAGTCAAGCAGCATTTGTCCGCTAACTTTGCCCCAGAACTCTAGTGCATCAAACATTTCTGTTGGGCGCATGTATGAGTAGAACTTGCGTTCTTCCTCATTCTTAATCAGTTCAACATCTTCACCGATCCATGATTGGCCGTTACCGATCTCAAGGATTTTACGAATGGCATCCTCGTCATACCCCGGAACACCGATCAGGTCAGCCAAGTCCATTCGGGTCAGTGGGTGATGTTGAAAGAGGTAGCCCTCGTTGATATTCGTAATACCCGGCTCAGGGTAAATACGGAATGGGTCAACACGCTCATACTCCGGCGCAATACGCTCAGTAGGTTTAACTACCGTGCGACCCGTCTCGTCTTGTTCCCAGCCGAGGTGACGCTGACGACGGACAATTGGCCCTTTAATAAAGGCGCATGGGAAAGTCACGAGGTCAGTAATAAAGTCGTTAAATGCGTTTGCCCAGCCACCTTGTGCGAACTGATCGCTGATGCGAATCTTCATCCGATCCACACGGTTCTGGGCTTCTTGCAAAATCTTAAAGCGGTAGTCTTGGGAAATAACTTCTTTTAGTTCCGACATATGCTCGGGCGAAGGAGCAACCCCAGACTTCTGAATAATCTCTAGTACCTTGTTGGCAAAGATGTCCTGAATATCTTTAGTCGCTTTAGGACTCAGATCAGGAATCGGTGTAGCCGATAGATCCCACGGGGGTGTACCGCTGTCCAACAAGATGTCTCTAAGCCAAGACTCCGCTGCGCGGCACTTGACTTCGGTAATCATCATAAATACTTCAGACCCACCTTGATCGCGGATCTGTTTAAGTTTGTCAGCCTCATACTCGCCGTTGCGCTGCCGCATGGCTCTGAGCATCTCTTGCTCGATGGGCTTTTTGGCTTGCTGTGCTACGTCCCAGCAGGAGCGCAGATAATCAGTCAGACCAAGAAGAAACGGTTGCGCCTGACGTTCTTCTAACGCCCGGTCGGCCAACGCCTTCTCCTGACGATTTAACTCGTCATTAGAGACTATACGGAGAAGTGTTAGTCCTGCGGCCATTATTCAGTCTCGGGCTTTTTGTTAGTTTTGTTTTCGTGGACTTCCATGATCTGTTTGATATTCATGGCGGGCATCTTAAACTCCATCTCATAGAGTTCCATTGGTGCAGGTTTACCTGCTAGTCCAGAGGTATCCATCTTGGGATTGTCTGACAGAATCGTGAACTGTTTGCCTGACTTCATAGCGCTCCTCCGTTTGCCGTACTACTACATATTGTAGTGTGTACATAGCAAGAAGTATACATGCTGTCAAAAGAAAAAGAACCCCCGGATTGCTCAACGGGGGCAAATGGCGTGAAGGAGAAACGCCAAAGAGGTGAGACTACATGGTACTGCATAAACCTACTCATGTCCAGCCCACCGCAGAAAGCCGCTTGATTTCCCGGCGTTGGGCTAATAGATGCCCCTCGCCAACACTAGCGATATGGAGCATGAGATATTGTAAAGCCTCGGCTACGTGAGAATGTTTATTCTTCTCAATATCGCCGTCACCTCGGGGTTTATACCTATACCCACCCATCATCGCCGCCTTGAGTTGAGTACACGACGGGTCGAGCAGGAAGGCCGGATCGCCGTCCACCTGCCGCATCAAGTAGTCATCTACCGCATTGATCCGCGCCGAGACATTATTCGTCTTGGCTGGCATAACCTTGAAACCTTCCGCCTTGATGATGTCAACCGCCGATCTCTCATCTGTCTGCGCCCGCTGTATGCCCGCAGGATCTGTAACCACCAGAATAGGTGCGCCTCCAAACCTTTCGTAAATAAGGGGTTTGAGCATCGTTCGGACAAATCTCTGTACCCCCATGTCAAACGATACACACTCGCCCAGTATCAGCGCCCGACCACGGGGGTCTTGCTGGCCGATAACAGCCGCTGGGGTAAGCCCCAAGTCCATCCCGACAATAACGGGTCGAACCCCATTGTTGATAAAGCGAAGTCTCTCGCGAGCCATATGATAGTCTGGTCTGAAGTACTTATACACCGGCATACCAGCCGAGGACAGACCGTACTCGCCGTCGATGTAAACCCTAATGTACTCCTCACTCCGCCCTTGGGTGTCGTAGTATCCGTCAGGGAGGTTCTCGATGTTCTCCGCCTGAGGACTGCGCCCAGACGGTTGCTTGAATACTGCCCAGCCGTTGTCATTCGGAGATACGCCATCTTTAGGATCCAGTCCTTCCATCTGGTAATACCACCAAGTGTCCATTGTAGGCGGGTTAGTATCCCCCCACATCCCGTGCCACGTAGGCCCGCCGTCCTTAGCCGACGGAAAACGCCCAATACGCTTAGACATTGCGTCCACAATATCGGGGTGTATGTCTCGACACTCGTTAAACCACGCGAATGTCAACTCCAATGAGTTCAGGTTAGCCACATCGTCGGCATCATCCAACGCCCGGAACATAATCTCACACTCTACCTCCCCCACTTTGAAGAAATAGGTCTTGGTAGTCCGCATGTACTCCCCGCAAACCCCCGGCGGGAACCAATCTAGGAAGGTTTTGATGGTAGTGTCCTGCAATTGCCGCGCCGTTTCGCGCACAATAGCCGCCCGCGTCTTGCGGATGCCCTGTGCATTGGGGGTTTGTAGGGATGCCCGCCTCACAATCTCGAACGAACAGGTTACAGACTTGCCCGAACCCACCGGCCCCATCAGAACGCGCATCTTGGCGTTACTTTCCATAAACTTCTTGCCGTTTGGCGGGGGTGTGTAGTTAATATCGAGCGCCATTAGGTCAT